TAATAACCGTTCCGAGCGGAACGGTGCCGCTGTCGATGATCGACCAACCACCGAGATTGCCGGCAGCAACTTCAGCACGGAACGGGAACACGCCCGCACCGGGCATAGCAATCAAGCCGAGGCTGCTCAGCTGCTGTGGGTTCATGAGATACACAGGGCTGCGGATATTGCCTGATGTACTCGTGATCAATGCACCGGTCAGTGCCTTGATGTCGCCCACGGCCGCATTAAAGCCACCACCTGCTGTTGGCGTCAAACCGGCAACGCCATTGAGAATGCCGGCAGGACGGATCGCAGTCGCAGCATTGGCATCGAGGAGGACAGAGTCAAGAGAGATGGCTGTGTCTTCCGAGATTGCATTCCGCAACAAGCCTTCGATAGCCGGAACGGAATGTTCGCTAATTTCACGCGTCCAAGTCGTGATGACCGCCATCTTCTTTGGCGTCAAGGCTTGTGACGTGAATGCGCCCTGACGGACAGGAATTGGCAAACCTTCACCGACGAAGGAGCCGGCAATTGTTGGCGTGCGTGAGCGCGTTGGAACGATGATCTTGCCGTTGGCGCCAAACGTCAGAGAGAGGCCAGCAGCCGACAACCGGGGATACACTGACTTCGGCATCAGTGTCTCCATGAACGACATAACGATTTGCTGAACAAGCTCAGCGGCCCACCCAACAACAGTTGTCATCGCAGGAGCCGTAGCAGCCCGCTGTGCCCATTCCACAACCATCTTGGTCTGCTCGTCTTCACCATAGATCATCCGGCGGACTTCATCGGGTGACTTCTTGTGAGCATGAGCAAACAACTGAATGGTGCCGGCGCGAACCAGAAGCTCCATTGGATCGAGCTTCTTGGCCGGAACACCAAACGGTCGCGGCGCCACGGCTGGCGTCGCAGTTGCCTTTACGGTCGCTGGAACCATCGCACGGCCAGGATCAGCAAGCGTGGCCGCAAGATGCTTCTCTGACTCCTTGAGAATGTTCAGGCTTCTCTCCTCCTGCGCAATCTCATCGTTCGCAGCTTGGATCGCCTTCATCTGTTCATCGCTGATATTGCTATCATCGACGGTAGTGAGCAGCGTCGCAAGCTTCTCCTTCTTCTCAACAAGACGCTTTTCAGCGTCCTCAATTCTCTTTGACAACGACATTGTCGTGCCCCTTACAGTTAATTGCCTTCGTGAATCGGCGTGCTTGCCGCTGAGCCCACGACGCATGATCCCATCTTGTTTGGCTTGCTTGCCGAAGACAAGGTCAATTGTAGCAGGAGAGACTAGACCCTTGGCGATGGCCAAGGCATTCGGATTAGCAGGAACCGAGACCAGCGATGTCTCGACCAATTCCTGCTTGACGAAGAAGTAACCCATACTGTCCTTCTCAGGACGTGGCTTGGACTCCTTCGGACGGAAGCCAACGCTGACTGCTCTCAGAATGTCGGCCTCAATCAATTTGCGAATTTCATCGATGCGCTCGCTGGTACCGGCTGGCGCCAGTTCCAACGTACCCTTTAGCTGCTTGTCTTCAACGCGGAGATTTTTCCACTTCCCAATTGGAAAGTCAGAACGGTGACCAAACAGCGCAATCGGGTTGCGCTTAAAGTTTTCAATGTCCCAGCCATCCGACATAATAATGTCGTCCATGCGGTCTGGTGTCTCATCAGACATAACAAAGTCCATCCCCAAGACTTTCGCGGCATGGGTCTTGTGGACGACAGTCTTTGTCGATGCCCGTTCATCCCAGGCAACCTGGCAAACGTCCTCACTCTCTCCTTCTTCATCCTGACAGCGGGACATAAAGTCATCATATGACTCATCGTCATCCGGAGTTGGTTGCTTTGTCTTCATGGCAGTACCTCGATTGCGACCGCAAAGTCACGTTGCGCTGTCTGCACGACAGGATAAGATTTTGTCCCAGATCGTATCTTCAAGAACGCAATGGCCTTGAGATACTCTCCGAATTGAGCAAGCACCACAGCCGCACCCAGCCTTACCGGCAAGGTGACCTCGTTTCCGTCTACGGTGTACAGATCATTATAGCCAGCGCCATCCGACGAAATTTGAAACGTGATATTTGCATTGTCCCATCCAGCCGGCATGGTCAAGCGAACAATGTTGCCGCCGCTACAATCAATACCATCGGACAGAGATTCACCGGCCTGAATGATCGGACCATTCAAAACTGAAAGCGTCATGGTATAGCTCCTCCCATATCTATGGCGCGACGGATTACAATATTGCCTGTCATGGCGACCTTGATTGAGTCATCCGCCAAGACAACCTTTAGTTCATGATAATACAGATCATCCTTGACGACTGTATCAATCGCATCAATCGTGATATCGAGCTTTGTCCCATTCACCGCGATCCCATCATCTTTGTTCTTCTTGATAAGGACCTCACCTGGCTCGTCATCAAACGAGTAAGGTGACTTGGCCACCCACCACTCGTAGCTCTTAACCGTGGCCAAGTCATAACCAGTCATCTCAATAGAGATGATCTTGTCCTCACCGGTATACAACAAGCAGTTCTGATTGAGCCCTGCTGCGAGGGCAATAGGATCAGGTGTCATTTTTTGACCATAGCGTAGAAGAAGCCAAACGTCAGCCCGATTAGGAAAGCCGACGTCATCATCTGATAATTGAAATGGGTATCGGCAAACCCAGCAAGAGCGCCACCAGCATATAAAGTGCAATCAAACCGACGATCACCAGATACACCTTCTGGATATTCTCGGGGATTGAGAAGCTGATGAAGCTAAGCAACCAAACCACAAGCAACCCAATCAGGATAAGGATTGCTACAACGATGGCGATATTGATGATGCCGAGTAGAATTGCTGCAAGTGACATGTTACAATTCCTCCTCTTGACTTTGTTCTGATAGAAAGTAATCCCAGTCTTCAGCCCGTCCTACCAAGACACCCCAAGGCTCTGTCGGAACAATGTCGCTCGATCCTCCCGCAAAGGCTCTCCCAATGCGCTTGCACTCTTCTTCAGAGCCTCGAAAGAATTCAGCGATGCCCCAGTTATGATTCTTCTGCTCAATCCGGTACGTGACGACCCATTGTTCCATGGCCATCTCCCTGATTAAAAAATCAAGGTTCGCGTATCAACGCTCTCCGCGAATTGGCCCGCCACTCCGAGTGCCATCGTTAGGGCAACCAGACCGTCGATGCGGCCTGTCGATTTATTCTTTGACAACTTGCGGTTGGCATCATCCTTGCTCTCGATCACCGCGCAAGCGGCACACATCGCCAGCACAGGATGATTACCATGCGCAATCTCCCGCTCCTTAATTGCCTGCTCAAGATCGCGCAGCGCCGGTGACATAGACTGAGTGCCCTGCCCAAACTCAATAAATGTCTCCTCAACCTTCATCTCCGAAAAGCCAGCTTGTAACAACCATGGCTTTAGGTGCTTCATATTCCAGCGATCAAATCCAATCTTGCGCACATCATAGACCGTACAAACCTCTTTCAGCCAGCGCGCAACGTATTCATAGGAGACTGTATTGCCGGGCGTTGTCTCCAGCTTTCCTTCATCGCGCCACTGATCGTAAGGCACACGGTCCTTCTTTGACTTCTCGCGCAGCCCTGTCGAGGGCAGCCAGAATGTTGGATGGACCTGCCATACACGCTCGTGCTTTCCAATCAGGACCAAGGCAGTCAGGTCCGCCACAGAGGAAAGGTCGAGGCCACCGTATACAACAAGCCCATCCAACGGTGCGGGAGGCTCCCCGCACAACTTCCAAACCGTCTCCGTTACGAAAGGATTGTTTGTCTCAACACGCTGATTGAGGACAAGGTTGCGGTACTCCGCTTCACGGGCGGGCATGCGCCGCGCATCTTCCGCCATGGAGAGGACTTCACGTTCATTAAGGAACGTACCGAAGGCTGGATTAGCCTTACGGATTGTGCGCTTTGAAAACGGGTCATCGGTCTTTGGTGCGGTGTAGAGCGAAACAATGGTGCGTGGGTCATGCCCTGCGAGCGCATCATCAATGAGTATGGACAAGAGGTCAGCGTCTGTTGGCGCTTGCGTGGAGATGATAATGGAAAGTGGGTCCTCTTGCGCACCTGTTGCCGTCTCCAATGCTTCGTAAAGCTTTGAGCGCGGCCCACGGACTTGGCCCAACTCATCATGTACGATGAAAACTGGAGAGAGGCCAAACGCTGTCGAAGCTTCTGCGCTGAGGGCACGGTACTTTGTTCCAAGTTCAACGCACAGAAGCTCCTTCGCTGTATCTCTTATCGTGATGTGCTCACGGAGGTCCGGGGACATCCGCACGATCTTGGCCGCAAGCGAGAAAATGACACCGGCTTGTTCTCTTGATTGGGCTGTAGAGTAGAGTTGAGAGTTGAGAACGTAAGCAGGTCCACAGAGATGAACCAAGAGCAGAAACGCTGACAACGATGTCTTAGCATTCTTTCTTGGAAAGCTCAGGATTGCCCGTCTGGTACCAGCGGGGTTGTCGTAGATACGGCAGATTTCCTTTTTCTGCCACTCCTCAAGGATGACCTTTTGCCCGACTTTTTTGCCTTCCGGGATGCGGCAGTATTCCTCGATCCAGTCGATGACCTCTTCACCACTTGGCTTCTCCCTTTGCCCTAGAACAATATCCGACTCAGGAGCCGCTTCGACCTTGGCTTGACGCGGCTTCTTCTTGCTGCGACGCTTTTTCATTTATTCCACGGTAGCGACTTGAGCTTTGCCTTCGCTGTTCGCTGCGACTTCCTAACATTGAACATATCGTAGCTCGATTGCTGCGACAGCCGCATCTTAGTAGCGAGCAGTGAAACAACTTTTGATTCCCGGTGCAAGAGACTCATTGTCTTGCGGAGATCAGTCATAATTATCCGTGTCTGTGGGACCTCTTTTTTCAGTCCTTCAATTATGCCTTTAAGATAGTCGCAGCCCGCAACATGCCGGCAGTATTGCACGAGAAGCGCATGAGTTTCTGGTGGGAAATAATCCGGCGAGCGGCTATCAACTGTGTCGCGCCAAATTTGCGCCTCTTCCTTTGTTAGCTTTGCGGGAGGCTCCGGACGCGCCATCTGTTCAAGGTTCTCAAACGTCGCAAGAACGGATTTTGCGGCAGCGGACACTCGACCTCGATGCGTGGTCATTGGTTCAACTCATTTCTCTCATATGACCTCAGAACTGCTTGATAGGTCAACACAGTCATTAGCGTTTTTTGCT